ACCTCTTTAGTGTCTTGTCCAGATGCTTTACCACTTGGAATAATGCGATGGAATGGATCGTCTGCGTGTGTCTTTGCAAACTGAATGAAAGAATATCCGTTAGGGAAAGAGTAATTATTAAAGAATGACCAGAATGCGGTGCTAATACTTACTGGGATTGAAATGCCAGGTATTGTGCTAGTGATTACGTGGTTTCCTCCATAGGTGGAGCCACAGCCCTCTATGGCTACGCTTTGGCCTTTAACAAATATGCCTGGGTTTGCTAATACTAATGTGGCGACATTATTTTGTAATCCAGCGGCCACTACTGGTGCATCGTTATACCATAAATACTGTTTGAGCAGATCTTCACTAGTTTGGCAGACTTCTTCCACTACGGCATCAGAATAGAGAGAGCCAATTCCAAGATTAGCTCTCAGTTCAGTTTTGGTCACAAAACTAGCTGGCACTCTCTACTCCTTTGCTAATAGCTCTCTGGGGCTAGGGCTACTAAACCCCAGAGATTACTGATTGGTTAATGGGTCTTATCAGGTTTTCTTGTACTTGATAATTCCGTTAGGCATCTTGGCGATTGTTGCCATATATCCGTAGATTGCTACCTGTACTTGTAGGTTTGATACTACGTTAACAGACATATAAGCCTGTGGTGAGCGATATACAGTAAATGCTTCTGGTGCAAGAATTACAGCAGAGTCATCATCAAATGTAGTTGCTGAGAAGTTCTTGTCTACGTATAGATCAAGTCCTAATACTGAACCACGGATTGATTGTGGGCCAACTTGGCCTGCTGCGTTCATTGGTTGCAAGGCGTTAAATACTGGTCGCTTTGTTGTATCTTGTGCACCGATCAACGCACCCCATTGTGCTGGGTTAGCGATGTAATTCTGTGCAAAGTAACCTGTGTTTGAGTAGATAGTACGTGCGCTGGGTTAGCGATGTAATTCTGTGCAAAGTAACCTGTGTTTGAGTAGATAGTACGTGCACCTTCTGTAGTAAATGCAACAATACCATCTAGATCAGCAGATGTATTTGTTCCGTTCATACCAGCTGCAAGTAACGCTGTTAATACAGTTGTATCGATTGTCTTCAAATAAGCTAGAGATAGCTGATTTGTCAACTCCTCATAAAATCCAGGATAGCCTGACCTCTCTAGAAGCTCCACGGATAGCGTATTCATACCACTGTACTTGGATACTGTTCCTGAAAGATACTGGCTGACCATATCTGTATTTGACACTGCGCCGCCTTCGGCTTCTACAGTTACAGTTGGTGCTACACCAGTTCCACCACCACTTGAAGTGACAAGTGAAGGGATATTGATTGTAAGACCAGTTGGGGGCAAAGTTCCCTGGCTGCAAGCATCAATAGCAGGTGTACCAAAGCGTGTATTAGTTACAAACTCTGTTAGATATTGTGTTGGATTAAATCCTAATCCGTTATTAGCAAAATCATCAGCAGCTGCAATAAATAACTTTGAGTCATCGTCGCCTAATGCTGCTTTGATTTTATGCTCTGTGTATCCACCCATTGATTGAATAGGTGTACGCACTTTTGTAGAAATATATGGTGCTGTGATTGTTGGGCGAGCAGCTTCTACTGTAGGAGTAGCAGCCTCTGCCTTTGCTTCTTGTGGCGCTGTTGCTAAATCTTCCACAGGAGCCTCGCTTTCTGTTGTTTGGTTTGTGTCCTCTGCTTCGTTTTCACTAGCAGCAACTTTAGTTACTTGTGCAGCGCTAAACGCTGGGCTTTCAACAAGGCTTACCTCTTTAAGGGTTGCACTTGTTACATATAAATAATCTTTTTTCTGGATTGACTTGTTTACGTCTACTCCAACAGATAAGCCATCGATTAACTGCTCGCCTGCAAGTATTAGGGCATCTTGGCCTTGCATTGATGCACTGATTTTGAATGATGCGTAAATGCCATCTTCTGCTTGGTTAAATTTTTGCATTCGACCGATAGGGCGCTCTGGGCTGTGTTGCATAAGCATCTTGACCTTGCCTGGATCACCGATCTCGATTGAGCCTTTAGCAAAGACCACTTTACCTACTGAGGTATTGCCCACTTCTTCAAATGGCACGATCTTGCCAGCAATTACTCTGCGCTCATTGTCGGCGCTCTCTATGTGGCTACTGAATGTAAGTATCATCTTCTACTTCTCTCCCGTTAGGTGTCATTTGTTCCATTTCTTTGGCATCTTCAACATCGATTAAGCCAAGTGCTAACATTTTTTCTATTGCTTCTAAGCGCTTAATTGTGTCAGCTCTTAAAAACGATTCTTCTATAGCAAATTTAACTACGTGACCACGTGGGGTAATATCATCCATAGATAGTCGGTCTTCTATTGCACAAATGTAAGGTTGCAAAGTGTAAGAGACGTACTCTTTCCTAGAATCTAATATGTTTTGATAGGTCATACTATTGTTCATATCACTGCTCACCATAAATGGTGGTACGTTCATTGCCCTGGCGACCTGTGTCGAACTGTATTGGATGCTTTCTACGTAAGCCATTTCCTTTGGTGAAAATCCTGTAGTTTCATAAGATAAAGTAGAAGTTAAATATGCTGTAGATCTGTTTTGTCGGCTTTGCTTCCATTGTGCTAATAATCCTGATACTTGTTGTTCTGGTAAATCTGCGCCAGTGTTTTTAATGTAACCACTTGGCATAGGAGTTTGTGCAGATATAGCTGCGGCCTTTTCTAAATCTAATGCGCTTTGTATTGTGCGTGCAGCGGTTTGCAAAACTCCGCCGCCAGTTAATCCCTGGAAAGTAATAAGACTTCCAATGCCAGACATAGGCGCTCTTACACCATCGACAAAGTATTCTTCTATTTCTGTGCCAAATTTATTAGTGGTAAATGTAACTCGATTATTAGCAATCCATTCGAATCTTGATGGTCGCAAATCGTCTGCATACAATTCCGTAATACGCCAATAAGCGCAATTATAGAAAATCAAACTATCGACAGTCCAACTTATCGTGACGGATCTTGGTTGCCGATAGTCTGGTTGATCTAGCCAAAGAGGGTTCCCCAACTCCTCACCATTAGACTTTTTGTAAAGTTTTAATGGCAGGTATGAAATTACACCAGCTATAAGATTTCTGCAACGGCTTACTGTTGGTACTTGCATAGCAAAGTTTCGATCTAATCCACCAGGGAAATTACCGACACCAGTTGTAAATGAACCATAGCCGTAGGCTGTGTCCATAATGGCAGGGGCGTATTGCGCTTGGACAGATTCCGTTTTTTTATTTATACCCAAAGCAGACAATAAACCCATATAGGTATTTTATACCATAAGTCGGATATTTAGTGCAAATTAGACAAAGATTTGCGCTGTTTGTTGTGGCTTGGTTAATTGGCTAACCACCATAGCCAAGCTAATTGCCGCCGTGACTTCTCCAGCTGATTTTCTACGGATGATTCTGAAACCAAAATCACTGGTCTTGGCTGCACAGTTATTTAAGTGCTGTACTAAGTCTGCTTGCCCACTATGAACCATTGTGCCTTGTGCCAGGGCGTTTGCAAGATCCGAGCAAGCCTGGTAGAAGCTTTGGCCGCTAATGTCTTGGATTTTCCAGCCTGACAATTCTAATTTAGTGGCAACTGTCTGGGTGGCGTACTTGTCAAAGCAAATAGTAGTCGGATGATACTTACGTGCCCACTCATTTATATCGCTTGCCATCTTCATCTCATCTATTGCTATATCGCTATACCAAAGCTGTGCAAGCCCAACCGCTATTTTGCCGTCTTTCATCTGGCCCATTACGAGCGCCCCTGATCGCCTTGTCGGTGCGATATCGAATGCCATAATTGTTTGAGGGCCGACAGGTATTTCTAGGGTGCTATCGCTACACGCTTCAATAGATCCATACACCCAGGGGCTGACAGTAGAGTCGATCCACTGACATAACATCTCAGTCCTTGTAGCTTCTATCGTGTTGGTCGCTACAGATTCTTCTAAGGTTTCTTCTGTAATTAAATAACCAAGTGCAGGGTTAGCCATAGCCCAGGCTTTTCTGTCGTGGATCTTACAGTGCTGTGGCGCTGACCATTCGTAATAACCTAAAGTGTCAGGTGGATACGATAATGCACGCTCTCTTAAATTATTAAGCACAGTGC